TTACTCGTCCAGCAGCACCACTTTGCCGACGTACGGCAGATGGCGATAGCGCTGAGCGTAATCAATCCCGTAGCCGACCACGAACTCATCCGGGATAGCAAAGCCAACAAACTCTACCGGCACGTTCACTTCACGGCGGCTAGGCTTGTCCAGCAGCGTACAAATAGCCAGAGATTTCGGCTCACGCAGGCTGAGAATTTCACGCACTTTAGACAGCGTGTTGCCGGAATCGATAATGTCTTCCACAATCAATACGTCTTTACCGCGAATGTCTTCATCCAGATCTTTCAGGATTTTAACGTCACGGGTCGTCGACATGCCGCTGCCGTAGCTGGAGGCGGTCATAAAATCGACTTCATGCGGCACCTGTACTTCACGACACAGATCGGCCATAAACATAAATGAGCCGCGCAGCAGCCCCACCAGCACCATCTCGCTGCCGCTGTCTTTGTAGCATTCGTTGATTTGACGACCCAGTTCGGCGATACGCGCTTTGATCTCGGCTTCCGGGATCATCACTTCTACAATATGTTTCATAATATATATATCTCACTGATTTTAATCAGTTAAATTCAATCTCACGCTATGCAATTTAGTAAATATTGATACACCGATTGATATACGGATTATCGCACAGGCCAGACATTATGCGAAAGCATGAGTACCGAAGAAAGGCGGCGAGTATACAGCATCGAGAAAAATAATAAAAAAAGCACCGTATGATATCGGTGCTTTATTGATAGTTTAGCGTCTGGGCCTGTCCGGTTTTTTCCACTCAAATGCGCCTGTACTCATCCGCTGGCGGTGCCGTTTCTTCGCGGCCAGACAAGCCGCAACACTTGTACGGATCACCAGTTTATCCTGCCCGTTAAGCTCATGCCCCTGCAACTTAGCTGCACTGATAATGGCAGACTCTAAAGTTTCTTTTTTTAACATGCTGCACCTCAGTTGATCGGTTACGCCTCCATGATGAGGCGTACCGTAATCATTTTTATCGTGGTTTTTTTGGCTGTAGATTGGAATAAATGGCGCGTCCGAATTGCTTTTGCGGGTTGTGTACTTCAGCGGTTAGCTCATTGATGAGTTGCCGCTTAAGCGCAGCGTTACGCTGATCAAAGGCCAGCAGAGTGGCATCGTCAGGCTTCCCGGTAAAGGTGTTAGGCGCACTGATACTGATCGCAATACGTGGCTGTGCCTCTATCTGTCTGGCGGCATCCTGTACCGCCGGTGACTGACGACCAATAGCGCGAACCCCCAGCGAACCATCAGCACCACGGGTCAACGGCATAATGGCTTCCGGCCCGGCTTCACCGAACACGCCCGCGCCTTTCGCAAAAGCAAAATACTGTGGAGTGCTGTATACACCACCGCTGTATGCAGAAAGCGACGGTGAATCGTAAACACCGCCCAGCGCGTTAAAAGAAAAATTTGCGCCTGCACTTTGAATGGCTGTCCCGCTGCTGGCTGCACCACTCGCGCCACCAAATAAACTCCCGAACATCCCACCAGCTCCCCCGCCCACTGAAGCCAGAATGGCTTTGGTGATCAGCGCCTGCGTCGCCATCTGGATCAGCGACTGAATAACACTTTCGCCCAGAGACGTGAAGATGTTCGACATACCGTCTTTAAAGCTGGTTGCTCCCGTCAGAACGTTTGTCATATTGGTGGAGATCGAGTTGGTGGCATTGTTCAGAATTTCGCTGGTAGCCGTTGCTGACATCGAACTCAGGTCTTTTGCCTGATCCGCGTAATTCATCAGAGAATCGCTAATACCTGCTCTCCAGTCTGATTGTTGAGCGTCGGATTGTTTCTGGTAGTCATCCTGTATCGCCAGCCGTTCAGCAAGGGCGGCTTTCAGCGCTTCTGTTTGCTGTTCATAAAGGTCTTTAGATAGCTGTTTACTGCTGAAATCGCGATCTAACTCATCCTGCCGTTTGCGGAAATCAGCGCGGATATCGGCCATTTCTTTCATACGGTCACGGGCTTTGCTACCCATGCCAGCACCGAGAAAATCAATATTCCCCCGGTCACGCGCAGCAGCATTGCTATCAGCCAGACCGTTTCTGAATGCCTGAAGTTTTTCCTCTATATTTTTCTGGTCAATAAGGGCCGCATTTTGTAGCAAAATTGCTTTTTTAGCGTTATCGAGAGATGCAAGTTCTCCCTGAACAACCTGATATTTCATTTTTGCCAGTTCGTTATTTTGTCCGGCAAGAGATATTTGTTCACGCTGCTGTTTAAGCAAGCGGGTATACACATCTTCTGTTTTTTCGATATCAGATTTACCGCGTGGCTTTTTATGCGATTCATTAAGATTAAAATCAGTGGCTGCATTTCCCTGAATAGCCGCGATCTGCGCGTCTTGTCCCGGCAAAATTTTACCCTGATTATCAGTCCTTACCGCGCCCTGCCTTATGGCATCCTGTAGGGCTTTCAGCTTGGCTCTCTCCACGCCCTCTTTTTGGGACAGGGCAATGCTTTCTTTTTGTTGTTTTATAAAGGTATCGTAAGCCTTATTTATTTGAGGTGTTTGCGGCTGATTGTCTGCTGATTTCGCCTTCATCTCGTCCATAAACTGGATGGTCATCGAAAAAAGCGAGGCCATTTTATCCCCAAAGCCCAGCGTACTCATAATTGAACTTTTAATTTTATTAAATGCAGCGGCTGAAGCGTTTACCTTTTCCTCAAGCTCTTTTTGTAGTTTATTCTGCGCTTCAACGGCGTTATTTAGCTGAATGGTAGTATCAGCTATATCACGCGATAATTTATTGTATTCACGCTGATATTTAGCTGCATTTCTTACGTGACCATTATTCTGATCGTTCTCCACCCCCATTTGATGGGCCAGCATCGTGTATTCCTGAACTTTTCGGGCGGCTTCTGCCTGTGCGTCCCTCAAGTCCTCCAGCTTATCTTTGAGCGCGTCAATGGATTCACCAGAATCGGCAATAGAGCCTCTGATTTGAATTTCGCTCATGGCTTTCGCCTTTTCCACTACCTCATCAAGGGTGGAGGCATACTGTATAGCCGACTGTCGAGCCTGCTCCTGATTCTGATACCACGTATACCATGCACCGGCACCCAGCATTAGAATCCCCGGAATACCGCCAAAGAGGGAGGATACGCCAGCCCATGCGGTTCTTGTTACAGAGGTGAGCGCATTAAGCCGCTGATTGGCTATTGACAGCTCATTGACCGTGGCGGTTTCCGCTTTATTCGCTTTGACCATCTCCATTGAGTTTCTGGCAAGCAGAGTCCTGATTGATGCGCGTTGTTTTTCAGTCTGCGCCAGTTCAAGTTGAGCCACGAGTGAGCGCTGATTAGACAGAAGCACCGATTTTTCCGCTTCAATCTGAACAAGAGAAGCATTCGCCCCTTCGATTTTAGCAGCGGTGCTGGCAATCTCCGCCCCTCTGGCCCTCACAAGTTCTTCGGTCTGTGATTTCAGTTGCAGCGTCCAGTTACCCAGAAAACGGGTCACGCCCACAGCCGTTAACGCTCCCGCTGCCATTGCTACGGTATCAATGTTCTCAGCCAGTGAATCAAGCCCACCAGCAAGGGCGGCGGAGGCACCGTACGCATCATTTGTGCCGCCCACCCAGGCCATAAAGGCATTTTCAACCTTTTGAGTCGAGGCTGATACCGTTTTGGGCATTGAATCAAATTCAGCCTGCATCACCCGTAACTGAGCGGTAATAGCCGGAACCACTTTATCTATTGTCAGCAGTCCATTATCAGCCATCGCCTTGAGGTCTTTGCGGGCAACGCCCATACCAGCCGCTAAGGCTCGGATGATCCGATCACCGTTTTCGTTAACGGAGTTGAATTCCTCCCCGCGCAATACCCCCTGCGCAAGCGCCTGGCTGAACTGCGTGATAACCGAACTGGCCTCTGACGTGCTGGCCCCGGATAATTTAAGGCCGGTGCTGATAGCCTCGGTGACTTTCAGTACATCACCAGAGGAATAGCCAAACTCACGCATGGATGCCGCTGAACGGGCAAATAAACCTGCGTTATCGCTGAAAGCTGTACCGGTTTTCTGGCTGATATCCATCAGCAAACGTTGTGAGTGAGTGAAATCATCGGTCGATGTGGATGCCTGTTTCAGGCGGGCATTGACGGAACTCCATTCATCAGCAAGCGATATCAGATGCCCTGTAGCGAATGCCCCGGCAAACGCGCCAGCCATTCCCATCGCGGCATTCTTCGTTTCCGACAACTGAGCGGAGACTTCGGCCAGAGCCTGCCTCGTCTCACGCGCAGAGGTCGCGGCCTGCCGCCCACCTCGTTGCATCGTTTTGTAGTAGTCTGATCCCAGCCGGGAAGCGCGTGATATTTCTGTCTGGAATGATTGCGAGTTTGCTGAAACTTTGATTATCAGCTCGCGTAATGTAGCCATAGTTCACCTCGTGTCAGATGCCGTCAAAAGCAGCGAGCCGCTGTTTATGGGTTTCACTCATATCGAATGCAAAATCCTCGTGTTCCGCCTGGAATGTGCCAAATGCCATTAGCGCAGCCACTGCCGGATCAATCTTGTTAGAGGATTTCTTCTTGTTGGGCTTAATATTGGCGTTAGCGTCAGACTCCATCACCACGTTACCAATCGCCCAGGCCAGTACCGGATCGCCGCGATGGCGTACCACCCTGCGATTAACAAAAACTTCAAAAGATTTCGCTACCGGGCTGAATTTGAGATAGGTTTGCTGGAACGGCTCTACGTCAAGGCCCGCCCCCTGTAGCTGGGTACGCAGATGAGTGGCGTTCCAGGTATCGAAGCCCACCAGCCGGATATTGAATGTTTCGGCATCTCGCAGAATATCGTCGCGGATGCGGTCATAGTCGATGCAGTCGCCGGGTGTGGTTCGAATCCAGCCCGCTTTCACCCACTGGCGGTATATGGCGCGGTTTTTGTTGGAAACATTATTAAGTGTCGCTTCCGGCAGATAATGCCTTGTAAGAAACCTGATTTCCCTGTCGAACGGAAAAGCGTAATTTACACTGGTGATATCGCTGGTTGAGGACAAGTCCAGACCTGCATAGCACTCCATCCCGTGCAGCTCGCTTTCTTCATAGTCAAGTTTGCAGGCGTCCCACGCTCCTGCGCCCATCCACGGTGTGGAACCCTGACACCAGATATTGAAACGTTTGGTCAGCATCTCCACCCATTGCGACGGGATGCCCCGTGCTTTCTGAATAGTGGCCTCCAGTTTTGCCGCATCAACGGAGATATCCAGATTCGGGTTAGCCTTGATCCACATTTCAGGCTGATCAACCTCGCTTTCATCGTCCAGCTCGTAAATCAGAACAAACAGCGAATCGTTGCTCTCTTCCCCGGCCAGAATCAGACAGCAGTAGTCATAATGCTGCTTACAGGCGGAGACAACGTTACTCCCGGCGGTGGTGATGGCGAATAAAACCGCTTCAGGACGTGCCCCCATACCCAGCTCAAGCGCGGAATAAACGCCGTTATCAGGGTGAAGGTGGTACTCATCGACAATCGCCAGGCTGGGGTTAGTCCCCTCAATGGTGGCCGCTTTCGCCGCCAGCGGCTTTAACAGGCTGTTATTTTTCGGGAAAATCATTTTATGCGCCTGAATATTCACGCGCTTTTTCAGCGGCTTTGACAGCAGACACATCTGGCGGGCATCGTCGAACACGATACGGGCCTGATCCCGGCTCACCGCCGCCGTGTAGATATCCTGCTGGCCCTGCTCCATCACCAGAAACCAGTTAGCCAGCATTGCAGCTACGGTGGATTTGGCATTCTTACGCGGCACCTCGATAAAGGCGCTGCTGTACTTCCTGCGCCCCGTAGCACTGACCTTAAAGCCCAGCAGGTTAGCAAAGGCGAACTGCTGCCACGGCTCCAGCATGATAGGCTGACCGCGCAACGGCCCTTTGACGTGAGGACAGAGCCGGGAGAACGCAATAAACCGCTCTACGGTCGCTGTATCGAACACGTAACGGGGGTCGTTCAGGTCTGAAAAGTACCTTTCGACGGCCTGTTTTACCCGCTTACAGGCCGGAATTTCGCCCGATTTTATGGCGATGGCGTAATCATTCCATGCGGTCAAGTTCGTCTTCCTCTTCAGTTTCAGGCGGGTTTCGGCGACGGCTTACCGGATCAAAGCCCAGCAGAGACGACATTTTGATGATAATTTTCTCAGCGTCAGATTTGGCTTTCAGCGCCGGGTTACTGGTGGTGGCACCGCGTGATCCTTCAACTGAAAACCCGCGCAGGGCAATATCTGCAACGGCTTTTCGGTACATGGAATAGTTGACGCAATACAGCTCAAGGTTATTCCAGTCGGCAGGGGTTAAATCCCCGCGTTCAGCCATCTGCTTTGCTTTTGTTTTCCACTGCTGCCCCGCGATTTCATCAAGGTAAGCGGGCGGTTTGGGTGGTCTTGCCATAACTTCTTGTTTCCTTCTGGCTTACTGCTGTGAAAAAAATCACCGCGCGTAAAAATTTGAGGGGGCGGGTGGTGCCTGGCAGTCTGGGTTTTGTCCTGAAAACCTCCCCCACCCCATCGGTGCCGCCTGTCAGCGGTTGCGGAAGCATTCCATCACCTCCCGTTCACGCTCACTCCTGCGCCTCACTGGCTGGCGCTCATCGCGTCTGGTGCGGGTCTGCATGAAGCCATCACGGCATCGGGCCAGAGACTGATACAGATTCACCACGTCTTTCTCATTCATGATCAACCTCATACATCCAGTTATTGCGCTGTGCCGCCCGCTCTTCCTGTTCGCTGTACATCCCCGCTTTGCGGTTGGCTTTGGTGATGGGGTCTTGCTGCGTGGTCTTCTGGTTATGATGCGTCTGGCATAACGGCTGGTGATTCCACTCAGGCCAGAACAGAACATCATCACCACCATTGATAGGGATGATGTGATCGACAATCTTTGCGGGAACATAGAGGCCCAGCTTCTGGCACTCAACGCACAGTGGATAGCGTTTCAGATACTGAGCGCGGTACTTCTCCCATGCAGCAGAGTAACCACGGGCGCGACGGTGGCCGCGTCTGGCATCCTGCGCCCGCCACACTTCCCGCTTGTGCTCATCGCATTTACCAGACTTCACGCGCTTGTTGCATCCCGGCTCAGTGCAACGGCGTAACGGTTGCCACGGCATCAGTACACTCCCACATCACGATAGACAGACCACAGAGCGGAGACAGCAAGGGGAATCTCTTTCGCCTCCACATCGCTAATCATCGTGCGGTACTCGTACAACTGAGAGACGTACATCAGGCAACCAATCTTGATCGCCGGGGTGAACTCCAGCCCACTATCGAACCTTTTACCGATATGCTTCTGGCAGACCTCCAGCGCCGCATCGATATACGCCTGAATCAGCGCATCTTCATCGGTGCCATCAACGCGACAATGCAGCTTTGCTTCAGCCAGGGTGATTTCAGTTGTCATTTCTCAGTCCCCTGTTTGCAGAGAATTTCAAGGCGGGTCATGCCAGAATCGGGGATAGGCGGCCCGATGATGTTGAGCGTTGCGCCAGCCAGCGGGCCGGTCAGCACTTTCAGGCGGTTTGCGGCGGTAATATCCCGGCGAAAGCGAACCCATACACGAACAGTGGCTTCGGCAATCTCAGCGCCAGCGGCCACCAGTTCACGACCGCTGATCCCCTTTACTTCAGCCCAGATGGTTTCCCCGTCTTCCCATTTCTGAATAACCTGCCCGGAAGGTGTTCTCGATGAAGTGAAGGTGCGGATCGTGACGCGGTTTCTCAGTCCTCCTGCTCTCATTCGTCACCGTCCTTATTGCCCTTGCTCACTTTCACTTCCTGTTTCCATGCCTGGCTGTATTCGTCGCCACCATCACGCGGCGGCATCCCTTCCCGTTCGCGGGCCTCATTCGGATTCATAATCCCGTTCTTGATACCGCGCTCATAAGTTGCATAGCGTTCAGTTGGAGTGGCACGGAGAAGATCGGCGGAATCAAATTCCACCTGATATCGAATGCCCGGTACAGGAGAGGCCACCAGCAACGCGGATTTAATTTGCTGCTCAAAGTTGGCGAGCCACGGCCGCATAGTCATGGTGAGAAAGGCGCGGCTTGCCTCGCTGAAGTTGCTGTAGGTGCTGTTGCTATATTCCTGCAGGAAGATGGGCGACACGTTGAACATGCGGGCTATATCTTCGATGGTGAAACGGCGGGAGGCCAGCCACTCGGCATCCTGATTGCTCATGCCAAGCTGTTTGTAGTCCATACCCCCTTCGAGGATCGGCGTTTTCCCGGCATTCCTTGCGCCTTTGTAGCGCTCCAGCGCCTCAAGTGCACTTTTTCCTTTAACGCTATCCAGCCATTCTTTAGCGGTAATGACGCCCGCCGCCATCATCCCATCTTTCATAATGCTGGCACCGTGGCGCTGCTGAGCGAGGCCCAGCCCCAGCGCCTCCCGGCAAATGGTGATCGGCGAGCGCCCCAAAAAACCGTCATCGGTTGAATAACGCAGGTGCAGAATCTCTTCCTGCAAATAGGTACGCACAGCCCCGGTAAACGGCTCTGTGATGGTGTATTTGTACTTATGTTCGCCGATACGCTCAGGAACAACCGCCCCCGGCGCATAAGAGTGAAGGGATTGTGGCTGGCCGTCTTTCCCCCACTGGATCACCGCGTAGGCGTTACCGTTAAGCAGACAATGGCGCATCATCGTGCGCTTGAACTGATAAGGCGTCTGGCAAACGTTAGGCTGCTCGTTCAGCAGAAAATCTACCGGATGATTACTCAGCCATTCCCGCGCCTCACGCCCGTTATCATTACGAACCCGGTACAGGTAGCAGGGCATTGTTGCCACAGCCTCACTAATAACTGACACGGCGTTCATCACCGCCGGCAGAGATTCCGCAGTACCAGCAGACACATATTCACCTGATCCGGTATTTGGAATCCCTGCCATCGCCAGAAACTCATCAATGGTCATGCTGCGTTGTTCGGCTGGCTCAGACTTGCGGCCAAAAGGCCAGATATTCCACATATCACAGCCCCACTAAGTCAGCCCAGCGCCGACGATTATCACCAGCACGGCGTAATTCTGGATGTTGAGCAAAAAGAGAACGATGCGCGATTTCAACGCCGGATTCAGGGTAAGCAGGCATGGAAGTAACGGTGATTTCCCGTAGTTCAGCAGCGGTCACAGTTCTCAGGTACGGGGATTGCGCAATATCCCAGGACTCTTTCAGCGCCCGGAAACCAAAGCTCATACCTGAAAGATCGCCACGCTCCACCAGCGCCAGCACATCATTACCAAGCTGAGTATTCGGCGGCGTCAGCTCAAAGCGCAGCCCGGTATCGTCTTCGGACAGCACCAGCGTGCCGGATTTGGTACGCCCCAGCAGTTGGGTATAGTTATGCTCATACAACGCCCGCACATCGCTACCGGATGCCAGGCTGTCTTTAAACGCTCCCGGCGCGAACTGTTCCCGGAATTCATCCCAGATAATTTCTGAGAGACTGTTCCAGCGCACGGCATAGCCCACCAGCTTCTTATCGGTGGCGGTCAGTTCAGAGGTGCGGATTTCAAAATCTATTGTTTTCATTATTGGACTCCACATAGGGCAGAAAGGGGCCGAAGCCCCTCACACGTCGAATCAGGAACCAGCAAGCTCCAGAATCTTGATCGCGTTGGAGTCCACCACGCCGCCGCCCAGATATTTATCGGTGTGAACCTTATAGAAGCCCGGCTCGGTAATGTTGTCCGGGCGGGTACGCACACCAGTAGTGTGATCCACGATGAAGTAACCGCGCTTGAAGTCGCCCACCGCGAGGAACGCTTCTCCGGCATCAGCATCAGGCATGGTTTCAAGGTACTGAACCGGACGGCCCAGCAGGGTATCGGGTGAACCGGCAACCAGACGATCACGCCAGATGTAATCCCCGTTACCGTTCTTCAGCTTCTGAAGCGTGGCAGCGGTATTGGAGTTCATCACCCACACGGCGTTTTTGCGGTATTTGGCTTTCAGCTTGTACAGCAGGTCGATCAGGCCATCAGAGGTAACAGCAGCAGCAACCATTTTTTCCAGCGTACCGAACGGGCGGGTTTTATCGCTGGTGGCCGCACGAGCATAAGCCAGGAAGCCTTTAGATTTCTTCGTACCGTCACCGTTAACAAAATCATTTTCTTCGGTAGCGCTGAAAGTGTCGGAGATTTCAGAAGACAACCAGCCCAGAATATCCACCTCGGAGAAGTCGAGAATCTCCTGAGTGGTTTTCGGATAGGCGTAGATCGGGTTGAGTTTGATATCAACTCGTTCCATCTTCGGCGTACTGGTCTCGGTACGTGCTTCACCTTCAGTACCACGATTTACCGTTGCGCCACCCACAGATACCAGTTTTTGATATTCGTTGGTTTTGGTGGTCTTCACCGTGGCGATGGAGCGCATCACGCTGTCATCCTGCAACTGGCGCATGATCTCTTTGTCCAGCTCAGGGATAACGGTATAACCGCCGTCAGCCTGCACCAGCGTGGTGAGTGAGCGGGTATCGCCGGTCATGATGTAGTGGCGCAGCTCATCGTTGCTCACGCCTTTACCTTCAACAGAAGTGCCAGGCAAATTGCGCTGATCGTCGGCGACGGCTTCAAGACGGGTGATTTCAACTTCAAGCGCATCAGCCTGAGCTCGGAGTTCGTCAAACTGCTTGCCTTCTTCATCGTTCAGGCTGCGCTTTTCGGTGTCGGCTTTATCCAGCATGGAACGCATCTGGGTTTTGAGTGCGGCTTTCTGCTGGCGTAATTCGAGTAGTTTTTTCATGAGTGGTTTCCGTAACAATTAACGTTAAGACGTGAAACCAGCGCGGAGAGGGGTGAGGCCGTTTAACCTTTTTCTGCATCTCGCAGGCTACTTCTCGCAGCTTGATTAAACGGCCTGTGGCGGCTCACGTCTGAGTGCCACTCTTCAAGATATACATGAAAAATATAAAGAAAACCCCCGCAAAAGACGGGGGTAAGAATGAGTAAACATGAATACAAATAATTTACAAAAATATTAGCTTTTAATATTCCACGGTGCGTGTTCCATGATTGATCCCAGGTATTCCAGGCTGGAAGTGATCCTGCGTTGCTCAATAAGCCTCAATGCTTCAAGTGCATGAATCGGACTTACCCCGGCGTCAATGACTGCCTTAAGGTCGCGCTTCAGGTTTTCCAGTTCGATTTTATTCACACTCATTTATTTCTCCTGAGCTATAAAATTAAAAAATATGCGTTTAAGTGTTCACCTGTTCACATTTGCGAATTTATTAATTAAATTCATTGAGTTACAGGGTGAAGACTCTTCTTTAAGGTATTCACTAGTGTTCACCCAACCCTTCACCTCAAATTGAGGAAAAGATAAAGCAGGGTGAACAGGTGAATACTTGGTGAATACTTAATAAATAAGTGTTCACCCCTTAACTAACTGTTATAAATAAACTTTTTAACAGGGTGAATACTGGTGAACACTTATTCTATGACTTTACTCTACCCCGCTATTTTCAGAAGTACCGGAACAGGATGGCATCCAGTCGCCTGAGTCATCGTGCAGCGTAACGTTTGACCTGATACCGTGCTTGGTCTTCCGCTTGTCGTACTTCTTCCCATACTCGGCCATCGCACCAGGCATATCCGTACCGAACCGCATTAACGATACAGGCTTATTCAGTCCATTGGCTCGCATGTATGCCATGTAGGCGTGATACAGATATTTGCGCGGGCTGAAGGGGACTATCTCAGCGTTACCGATAAACATCCCGTCACATGCCACCGACGCCATCAGGTAGCCGCAGAAGTCCACCAGCGAATCCCCCTCACGTTTGATAGCCAGTGCCTCTTCGGATTTCTGCTGCTCATGCAGTAGCCGTTTGGCTTCGTCCTGGCTGGCAAAGCGAGTTAGCAGGTGACGAATGATTACGGCAAGCTCCCCCTCTATCTTCTCGGCCAGCATCGTATCCCGCTCATTTTCAGGTACTACCTCGGTAAAATTGAAAATCACCCGGCGGCGCGATATTCCCCCGCTTCGATCACTAAAGGTCATAGCGTTGTTATTGACGGCCAGCACTACCGCCTGAATACGTGTCGAGTATGGAGCCTTGTGTTTGGGGTCTATCGACACCTTATCACCGCCCGTAATTGCTTTAATCCCTGCGCCATCGCCAGCGTAGCGGGTCATATCCGGCATGATGATCAACGAGTAGCCAACCACCAGCGCCCTGTCCCTCGCATCCTCCAGCGCTTTCATACTGGCTGATACGGTGTTGGCTTTGCCCGCCAGCATCGTACAGATTTCTGCCATAACGCTTTTACCGCTCCCCCCCGGCCCCGTGACTTCAAGGAACAACTGCCAGTCGTAACGGTTAGCGAGCACCATAAACAGCGCAGCCAGTACACGATCGGTCTTTCGGTCATTACTGGCCACAGAACGGCGAAGCCATTTCCAGAAGTTCGGCGCATGAGTCGCCAGTGTCTCCCCCTCCGCTGGTGGGCTGAACGGGAGTTCGCTGGCGATCATCAGCCAGTCAGTCTTATCGTGCTCCCTGAATTGCCCCGTTCGGGTATCAAATACCCCGTTGCTAAAGCCGATCAGGTTGCGGGCTGTCACACCCATGACCGGGAGACTCAGTTTCATGGTTTCCACCGATGATTTGATGGCGTTCTGTGAATAAGACGTCTCGGAATCAATGTAAATCTGAGCCAGTACGCGCTGAAGCTCTTTATCCGGCAGCGGATTCCATATGACACCGTTGTAGTGATGCACCATGTCAGAATCGGCATGAACCGCCAGTTCGCCACTATAGTGCGCCAGCAATACTTCACCGCGCTGGCTAGCCCCCATCTGGTTAAGTGCCAGTGTAGCCCCGCCACGATCCACAACCGTAAGTGGTTGCTTTTCGATACGGCTCATCAGCGCTGTCCAATCCTCTTTCTCCCCCTTCTCGTTGATATATTCGGCATTTGTCACACCAGCCTCTTGCAGCTTGTTGGCGATCATGCTGATGTGGTTTTGCTCAATAAGCCCAGCCTGGTAAACACGGGCAAAGCGACGCCCCTTATCAACGATGCGAAGGTGTGGCAACTCAGTCAGTTGAGTGTGATCCAGCACTACCGGCGGTATCGCATCTCCCCCCTCACCCTGTTCGGTCTGGTAGGCTTTTGCCGCTTTCCATGCCCCAGTCCCGGCAAAGATAATGGCCTCTTCCATCTTATCTTTCGGGAGAGTTTTTACATTAGGCGCGTTTTTCATTTCCCTGCTCCCGGCTTACAAAAGTGAATTCTTTAACAAATCTATCCAGCGGAAATATGCAGGGAAATTCGTAACCGTCGCGAACAAACGTCACCCGGTTAAAGGCGACATTATTCACCGTAATCATTTCTCCGCGCTTTTCCGCCCAGCGATCATTGATTTCAGGATTTATCACTTTTAGCCCCCGTCATTCTCCGATCCATGCGGACATATTCAGCGGACTGGCTGCATTGGTTAAGCGCTTGCATCATCCTCGGGAGGTGTCTCAATACACTGCTGATATGGCCCATATCGCGCAGGGCATCGTCGCCGGAATATCCTTCCGATTCCTGAGCGTCAAGAGCCAGATTACCGATCAATGTGAGTGCACAATTGATAGCAAAACTCGCCCCGGAATATGTATCAGCAGAATCGGCAAGATCGTCATCTGAGAGGTGTTTAAATTCAGGGTAGCTTTTAGCCAGAAGATGATAGATATCATGCATTTTTCACCCCCACGCCACCCGGTTGTTTGAGCAGACTCCGGCAACGCTGAATCGCTATCTCAATCAACTCACCAGCAATTTCGCTCTCATCGGATTTTCTCCAGTCCATTTCCATAGCAGCGCACAACAGAACCTCCAGAGAGTGGAGGTTATCGGCCATGTTCAGTGGGTTCATATCAGTCATTGGACACCTCCCGAGCAAAGTTGATGCGGATATGCTTATAGCCACCTTGCTGCGCCAGTAATTGTGCCGCTGATTTAGCCTCGTCAGGAGTTGTGCTGGTCAGGGTGTAGTTAATGCCTATCGTGTGGCCGCGCTTATTAACGGCAAACCCGTAAACTTGAAATGTTTTAAGCATGGAACACCCCCTCTACAGCCTCAACCTCAAGTGTCAGGCCAGTACGGTTTTCATCGTTGAAAAACGTTATATGACACCGCATCTGAGAACGGATTTTTGCAGCGAAAACCATATTCCAGCCGGAGAACTCTGCGCGAGCCTCTTCTTCGGTTGCGGCGTTAGTACGCAGCACGACAGGTGCGACGTGAGGGAGATGTTTAGGGGTTGCCAGGAATAGCCATGTAAATTCAGGGTGAGTTTGGGTATGCTGTGATCCAGCCATAACTGTTACCTCGACTAACGGTTTGTGGTTAGAGGCCCGGTTAGTGTTGACGCACTGCCGGGCTTCGCGCTTACAAGGTGAATAGCACCTTTGTTTTTAAAACTACATGCAAGTGAATCGCACTTCAAGCCTTTTACTATTATTTTTTTTGCGTATACTGAATCGCACCTAGCACAAGGAGATTCAGGAATGGCAACGGGTTCAACCAACAACAAATCGCAGCAGCTTAATGCACGCTTTCCACACGATGTTGTAGCGGACTTAGAAAGCAACCTCGAAGATGGAGAGACAAAAGCGCAATTCATTGTCACGGCTGTAAAAGGCGAGATCAAACGCCGCCAGCGCCAAAAGGCAAAAGAAGAGCCAAAATCCTGAATAAAATCAGCGGGCGCAGAATTGCGCTGGCTCATTCTTTGACCACCAGCATTAACCCTGGTATGCTTAATCTGTTTCGGTTTTTCGTAGTGACATTGGCAGCTCTGCAAAGCTGCCTTTGTTTTATTTATCACCAGAAGTACCTCCCCCGAAGTTAAGCGGTAACTGACTCAGGTTTTTAACCAGATATTCCGCTCTCTCCAGTAGCACTAAATCATCCTGACGTTTTCTCAGCCGAAGACCTGCATCACTCGAATCCTCATCGGAGAACTGACGAGCGGAAGCAACAATATGCTGAAGTTCATTGATGGTATGGGCCAGATAACCGCCCTTCTGGCGATCCAGTTCTTCCATGTAGTCATATACTGCTGCCTGAAGTTCATAGCTGTAGCTCATAGCCATCAGGCAGGCTTCACGCTTAGGGAACTGGTAACAAGGAAGCTCACGCCCAGTACTGTCTTTGTACTGAGCCAAAAATTTGGCCGAGTGCTCTTCACCTAAAACTTTTGGTGCTTTTGCAAGAATGTGCTTATGTTGCAGTACTCGGTATTCCTTACAGGGGAAGGTCAGCCCCTCCGCTTCGGCCTTAGCTTTACGGTCAGCATTGATGTATTCAACCATTTGTAGGCTGCTCATCTTTGGTACTGAATTATCAATCAGGCTGTTTTCAGAGTGATCGAATCCCTGCCCCGCAAGGGCATTTAATTTTTTCATCGTTGATTACCTGTAGTTAATTAAGCGGATTTGCGGCTGTACGGGTTATTTACATTTTCCACGGCAGGAGGGTTGCGAACCCACCAGAGCACATCTGACAGAAGCCAGGCACAGCTATTGCGGCCAAAATGGCAACGCGGGGGGAAGCGATCCTCTTGCTCCATCTTCCAACGGCTGGAACGGGAAAGGCTGGTAATTTCACTGCATTCATCTTCACGAATACGGCGATCGAACTTGAAGCCGTACTCCTCCAGAATGGTGCGGCGTTGTTCAGGATTTGGCGGGGTAAAGGTGATATTTTGCATGTTGCCTCCACTGTTTCTACGTTTTGTAGAGGCCATTCTTCAACATTTTCAGACAATATATAATTGGCGATATTTCATTGGATAGAGCATCAAAACCACCATTGGCGGAATGTTCAGAGAATAAATCCGTTTATCGCCATTGGTGTAAAACAGGGCATTCGATACTGTTTTACGCCAATGTTATCGAATGGTTGAGCGTACTTCATCAATAGAAATTTCCTCATCAAGGAAAACAGAACTAATCGCAGCAGTAATATTATAAAGAGGCATACCAAAAGACTCCTGAAAAAATGATGATAATCTTCTAATAAAGAATGCCCTTTTAACCTGGCTCTTTCTTTTTATTACAGAGTCATAGGTGGTATTTTCAGCTTTAGAATATACACTTTGCAACAATGAACTTACAGAAGGCGCTGTGACCCCTAAATCCCCCCATGCATTACCGACAACGTTTTCCAAGTTATCTTGTGCTGAAACATAATGCCCACTTTCCAACTTGCAAAACTTACTCAAATTGAAGTCAACTTTCTCTTTCATTTTTTCATCAGTACAGTGCCGCCTAAAATTATCAAAATAAAATTTATGGCTAGCATAATCCATGACATTTCTATCTAGTGGTGTATTTGCAATTTCCTGACATAAAGCCAATGCAAGCTTACTAATTTTATCTAACTTCCGTTTCTTTTCATTAGGAGTCAACAAACTCCAATCATCTGGACCAGGATAAATGGTAGATATTTCAGTGGAAAGTGCAATATAAAAAAGAGACGGAACAGAGCACTCCTCGGCTCGTTTTTTTAACGCGGGCCATACCGTTTCCATTCGTTCATCGCTCATCATTTTATACATTACTTCTTTTACAGATATTTGCTTATCCCACACGTTAGAATCAAATATACACCCCATAGCATCAAGCTCTTGCTTGCTTTCTTTAGGCGGATCAGGCTTAAAATCTGGTAATAGTTCGGATTCGTACAAAGCTATAGCTATTTCATCTACTTGATTTAAATATTCATTCATTTTTCAGCAGCCTTTAAAATAACGATATTAGAGTGATTACCTGCAAGAATCTCTAAGCGTTCATGCCACTTGTTTAGCGCGTCCAGCTTCTCCGGCAGGTACAGACTCCGGTTATAAATAGCCATGACGCCCGGTAGGGCATGACCCAGCAGCAGCTCTACAATATGCGGTGCTATGCCCATATTGTTTAGCCCCGTAGAGAACGTGCGCCGCAGATCGTGAAGAGTCCACGGCTCATTATGGTGGAAATCTTTAAAAAGCCTGCGCCCTTTCAATGATACAGCCTGACGGGTACGATCTTCTCCCAGCAATAGTCCCGTTTTGCCAGTCTCGCTTTTTAACTCTTCCAGCCACGGACGTATTGCTTCGGGTATCGATCTCACGATTTTCTCGCGGGTTTTGCTGTGCTCTTTCGGGACTGTCCAAATCCACGAGGTAAAATCCCACTCTGACCATCGAGAGAGACGAACCTCCATCGTTCGCGCACCAAACAGCACCAGCATTTTGAGAAGACGTGAATAATACGGCTGCTGCTCATCGTTACCTGTACAGCGCCACACATCAGCCAGCTCGCTATCTGACAATACGCGGTCACGTTGGCCGGATGGCTGGCCCACATCCTGAATGGTGAGAAAGGCCAGAGCATCACTGGCGGCATAGCGGCGAACCTTGCAAAAACGTAACGCCTGTTTGGATATCTGGAACATGCGGCCAGCGGTCATTGGTTTGGTCTGGTTTATTTCATCAAAACAAGACACCCAATGCCGGGTTTCACATCGGGTCAGAGGATAACGACCAAGGCGCGGGTAAATATGCTTGCGTAGCTGTGCCCTTACCAGCTCCTCATCACTGCGCTTTCTCCTGGCGTAATTAACCAGCCAGTATTCGAGAGCATCCTGTACTGTCACAGGTTTAAGCGTTTCTTCGGTGCTCAGTTCAAGCTCTGTTTTTGGATCAAGACCACCAGCCAACCACTGACGACACTTTTCCCTCTTTTCTCTCGCAGCTTTTAGCGACAAATCAGGGTAACGCCCAAGCGTTAAACGTTCGAGTTTGCTCCCCCTTCCACCCAACCGGTACGAGAATACCCAACTCAGTTGACCCTGTTTTGATGCCCTGACGCTTAAACCTTCACCATCAGCATACATTTCTGGCGCATCGCGGCTGGCCCCTTGTAGTGCCTTGAGCTTTTTATCACTTAGCTTGTTAGTGCCCGCCAT